ATCGCCGTAAACAGCGATGCACTTGAGGATTACGGTGTAGGGAGAGGAATCAGTTTTGTCGTAAACATTGTCGGCTGGTGTTCGAGAACTCACCTCAAACATGCAGTTGCCAATCATCCATTTGGTACCTATCTTCAGCAGCTCGTCTTGCTGTTCGTGTTCGGTTTGGATGGCGGAGATGATTTGTTTGTTGTCGACAGCTCCAAGGTCGGGATTTGCGTAGGTATATTCAAGGCCACGCTGCCTGTTTGCGACAATGTTTGGATTGTTCGTGTTGTAGTACAGCGTGTCTTGCAGTTTACCTGCGTTGTAGATGACGGTGACAGTGCCACCGACGACCATTTGGACGCGCAGGCCATTGCTTTGTTGCGGCGATGTGTATTCGGTGCCGTTGACGTTGGCTGAAACAATGCCAAACTGACGGGCGTAGTTGCGTCCCACGCCGGCCATCTTGGGATTGCCCGCAATTTGAAAACGCTTGGCCGTATAGGATCCTGCTGTTTGCTCGGAAGAGCCAGACAAGTAGGAGACAACGTCCCAGTTCAGACGATATGGCGTGCCGTTGGGGAGGCCGTTGTAGGCGCCAAATTGAGTACGGGACGATGGGGAGAACGAGTGGCAGAAAGCCTCAGCGGTAAGACCTGCGAAGGTTTGGGCGTTGAAGGCGTTCTCGTCGGGGCCGACAGTAATGCCAAAATTGCCGTAGCGGTTGTTGTGGCCGCGTAGGCGACTGTCTGGTGTGGTGCGGACACTGCCCGGCAGGGCTTGGTAGGTGGTGGTGCCAGCGATTGGTGTGCCGCCTTGGTAGTAGTACCAGCGGTAGTCGCCGTCAGGGAAAGAGTCGAGAGGCAGTTGGCCGATGTAAACGCCAGCGCGGTCAGCAGCGATTTCGGCGGGGGTGCTGTATGGGCCTCGAGGCATGGGCGATTGCCCTGCCAGGAAGACCATGCTGAGGCTTTGGTAGCCGCCCCAGCTAAACATGCGACTCCAGACCAGCTTGGGGCTGATCATGATGCCGCCGACGTAGTAAAAATCAGTGCGGCCGTTGATGTTTAGTTGGACGCGCTGTTGTTTGGTGAAGACAATGGGAATCGTTTCGCCGTAGCGGCTTAATTCTTGGTTGGCCTGGAAGCCATATGTCGGGGCAAATCGGTCGCGGCCTGCAATGCTGTCAAGCGTGCGGTTGCCGCCTTGGCGTTGTTGTGCAGGCGCCCTGGGAGCCAGCAGCAGCGAAAGGCCTTGGGAAACGACACCAAGGACCAGTGAAATGATTGCAACAGTTAAGGCATCATTTTGTACGTCTGGAATATGTGCATATTCCGCCGGACGTTCGCGGCTGAGCCAGTCGATGCGTTGCTTGAACTGGAGGTATTCCTGTTCGGTGCAACCCAGCTCTTCGGCTAGCTGGCGCTCGTAGGGCAGCAGTTGCTGCGGTAGCAGCGGAGTGCAGGAAACGCCGTAAGCGGGTGCCAGGTCACCGCCTGCAGGTTGGCCGTTATGTAGAGGATGCCGTCCTGCCAAACTGTCCCGAAAGCGTAATTCTTGTGTGGTAGGAGAACCACGTCTCCATCATACAAAGGATCTAGCACGCGGCGTCCCCAGCCGTGGATAGCCTTAAGGATTAGGCGGGGTGGAGCGTCGTACCAGTAGGGGTCGAAGGCGGGAGTGGTGATGCCGAGGCGATCGAGGGCTGTGTAGACGAGGTGGATGCAGTCGATGGCACCATCAGGCTCGGTGCCGTCTGCGCCGAGGCGATAAGGGCGACCGATCAGGTCGTACATCAGCTCAGGCGGACTTGAGCAGTAGTGGGAAGCGGGCCAAACACGTCTTCAGTGATGCGGCGTCTTGGCACGTCACCGCCGACTGCGTCGATGACAGAGGAAATCTCCAGGCGAAGTTCGGCGTCGCTCCAGATGGCACCAGCCACTTGACCTGCGTAGGAGCTGAGCACACGGTAGTCGGCCTTGTTGTCGGGGTTGAGCATCAGCATGTCCACTAGCACCACCCAACTACCATCGACCAATGTGGAGGCCCAGCTACGGCTGAGCGAGTTGTTGGGCAGGGCAAGTTGTGTCGACTGGTTGTCGCCGCTGCGGTTGACCGTTACGCCAGAGAAACCGAAGGGCAGAAAGCCGTGGGTGTTGCCGTTGTAGGCGACGTTTTCGTTGATCCAGAAGTTCTGGAAGTAGAGCGGGGAGGCGCCGTCGGTGCGGGGCTTGGCGGTCAGCATGTGACCTAGGGCTATTTCGGTCTTGAAGCTGGTGTCCATCAGTTCATGCCGAGGCGGCTACGGGTGGCGCGGGACTGCTGCAGGCGGCGAAGGGTGCGCTGTTCGCCCTGCGTGGCGCCTTGTTGGGCGGCTTGGGCCATGCCAGCACGGAACTGGTCGGCCGTGACGTAGTCAACGGAGTTGATGCGTTCCACTGTGTAGCGCACGTCGATGGCGGCTGGTGCCATTGTGGCGGTGCCGCCGCCGCTGCTGGTGTCGTCGCCAGCCGGGATGACAGCGGAGCCGCGTGCGCCAGCAGCATACCGGCTCATGGCTGAGCGCATCTTGCTGGCGGGGATGATGTATTCGGATTCGCCGCCTTCGCCAACTACCGCTTGCGTAGGGCCAGCGACGAAACCACCTTCGGCAAAGGACGTAAAGCCAGGCCCCTCCATCAAGAAACCTTTGGCAAAACCACCGCCGCCCGGAAACGCAACCGGACCGGCACCGCTGAACAATCCACCGCCACCGCCACCGCCACCACCGCCGAACAGGCCAAGCAGTTGCTTGAAGATGAACATCATCATCATCTGCGCCAGTATCTCGGTTGCCATATTGATGAACGACTCACCGATATTTTTGAACACGCCAGCAAGCGCCTCTTCTGTGGATTGCGCACCGCTAATAATGCTTTGGAACGCGCTACCAAATGCACCGCTAATTGCTTGCGCTCCTGTTGTTGCAGCGTTGATTGGGTCGGTCAGCTCTTTAAGTTTTGCGCGCATTTCATCTTGTTTTTGCATCGTTTTGTTTAGTGGGTCGAATGAAATGTCCGTTCTGAAATTTCCACCACCTGCGCCGCGGTTAAATGCACGAATTCCCAAGTTTTCTGTGTTACTAAAGTCGAGTCCTGCTAGTTTTTCAAATGTTTTTAAGCTCTCTTTTGTTATTTCAAGATCTAGCTCGCGGTTTTTTTGTCGCTTAAAGTCTATGTTGAGCAGTTCCAGAGTTTTGCGCTGTTCCGCATTTTTTAGGTTAGAGATTTGCTTTTGGTAATCTTGATAGTCAAAAACAATTTGCAGCCGTTTCTTTTCGACATCAGATAACCCACTATTCAGCATTATTTGCCGAGAAAATTCAACAGATAGTTTTCTTCCTTCTTCCAAGGAACGCTGGAGTTCTTCGGCTAGTTTGTCGGCGTCACTTTTGCCTTTAGCCTTGCTGCCACCAGCAGATGGAGGTAGGTTTGCAGGTGCTGTAATTTGTTGAATACTTGCAGGTCCGGCCGGTCTACCTAGCGCCTGTCTGCGCTGGATAATTCCTCGTTGCACCCGGCTAAGCTGCACTTGTGCCGTACCCAACGAATACTCACCTAAAGCGCCGCCGTACTTGCTCAGCTCTAGTTGGGCACTACCGGCAGCGACTTCAATTTTTTTAAGTTCTTCTCGGGTTGTAGCTATTTCCGGTTTTAAGTTTGCTAGAGCTTTTGTTATTGCATCTACAGTGCCTCTGTTAGCGAATCCGGTACCTCGTGCAAATCCTGCTCCAAAGACAGCGGAAGACAGCTCGCCAACTGTTGCATCAGATATAAGATTGATTGCTCGGGTAGCTTGTGTAATGATGTTGGCAAGTTTTGTTAAAACAGTATCTAGCGCAGGAACAAGGTTGCGTAAAATTGCACCAGCGGCCCCAGCTATGGCACTAGCGATATTGGCTACAGCTTTAGTAAAACGATCAAATCCGGTCTCACCCTTGTTGGCTGTTTTTTCAGCTTCTTGACCCATTTTTACAAGTACATCGGTGACTTGCTGCACGCTGATAGCACCATCTTTTGCCATCTCCAGCAGCTTAGTTCTACTGACGCCAAGTTTAGCTGCAAGCGTATCTTGAATTGGAATACCCTGAGCCGTAAATTTATTTAGTGTAGAAACACTTACTTTGCCGGATTCAAGTGTGTCGGCAAAGGCTTGTGCAATTTTTTCAACACTTCCACCATATTCACGAGACAGCTCTACCGCAATCTTTAAGGCGGAACTTGTTTCTGAAGTGCTTAAACCTAATCCTTGGATATTTGTAATTGCGGCTTCTAATTGTTCGCTGTTTCTGCCGGCTAGCTCAAAAGCGTCTGAAAGCACTTTACCCTGAGCTGCACTTAAGCCTAATTCCAGTGTTAATTCTTTAACGCGAGCTTTTGCGGCTTCCAGTTCTCCTAAGGCTGTGCCAATCAGGGAGCCCGCAAAACCGCCGGCTTGGCCTCCTAGTAAACCGCCTATAGCACCGCCAACGGCGGCCTGGGGACTCTGGCCGAATAAAAGCGGAAATGCGCCGCCTATAGCAGCGGAACTAAGGCTTCCGCGAATAGTTTTAGCTAATGCTTGTACTCGTTGTGTTTGTTTCTGTGCAGCATCAGCCCGAAAACGATCCAGGGCTATTATTTGCTGACGCTCTTCCGCAAACAGTTGCTGATTTGCTTTGCGCTGTTGTTCCAGTTCGCGTGCAGCTAACGCGGCTTCCGCACGTTCAGGTGAAACATCCCCTTCAAACCGGAATCGCCTAGAACGTGGGTTCGGTCCGAAGGGGAAACCTGCAGAAGTACCGGTTAAAAACGCCGCTCGTTCTTCTCTGCGAGCGGCTTCGTCTGCTAAACGTTGACGAGCTAGACCACTTGCAGCGCCCTCTCGCTGTCTTATAGCGGCTGCAGTGCGTTGTGTGGATGCTGCTAGATCAGCGGCAAGCTCCGCGGCTTCTGTAAAGAAGGTGTTCCAGCTTTGTTTAAGGTTTAAGGCTTTTGCAGCTGTTGTAGTTTTTAGTTCATCACCTAATGATGCTGCTTCTGTAAAGAAGGTGTTCCAGCTTTGTTTAAGGTTTAAGGCTTTTGCAGTTGCTGTAGTTTTTAGTTCATCACCTAATAATGCTGCTTCTGTAAAAAAAGTACCCCAGCTTTGTTTAAGGTTTAAGGCTTTTGCAGTTGCTGTAGTTTTTAGTTCATCACCTAATAATGCTGCTTCTGTAAAAAAAGTACCCCAGCTTTGTTTAAGGTTTAGAGATGTAGCAGCTTTAATACTACGAAGATCGGTGGCTACTTCCGAAGCATCGCGGAAAAAAGCTGCCCAATTTTGCTGTATTTCTTTTGCTCTGACTAAGGCCGGCGGAAGCGCAGGGGTTTGCTGCCCATAACCAGCCTCACTTGGCCTTATAGTGCGTCCAGCCGCGGTTTCAGCTGCTTCAATACTACGAACAAGCCGCAGACGTTCTCTTAATCCGCTGTTTAATTCATTTGTGGCACTTACATATGCTCGCGCTGCTATCGTTGCTTCTTCAGTGCCCAGAGCAACTTTATTAAAATTTGCCGCTGCTTCGGCTACAATACTATTTAAGTTATTTATGCTGCGAGGAATTAAATTAGCGACACCGGCAAAACTTGAGTTAAGGGAGTTAACAGCATCTACAGAAAGACGTATTTCATTTTGAAGGCGCTTGAGTTCTTGTGCGCCCTTTACAGCAATCTCAATGTCGGCTCTGTAGGCCACGGCGCCGCTACTAACTGGTACTTCAGTTTACGCGACAAAAAGGCCGCCGGGGTTAGCGGCGGCGTTTGGCCTTCTCCAGCTCTTTTTTCTGATCCTCGTTGAGGATCTGGAAGTAGGCGCTCCAGCCGATCAGTTCTTCGGCGGTCATGGTGGCCCGGACTGCGCTGAGGGACATGCCTAACTCTTTGGCGACTCCGAACTGGAGCATGAGCCAGTTGTCCTTGCGGAGTTCGGTGCTTAGTTCTTTGGGTCGATGGGCTCGGCGTCGTCGGTGATGATGGCCAGCATCAGGGCTTGGAGGTCCTTGTCCTTGACCTCGTTTTTGAGGATGTCAACTTCGCCGGGCTTGAAGAGCTTGGCTCCTGCTTCGTCTAGGGCTTTGGCGATCAGAAGTTGGAGGGCGAAGGCGGTGGCGTCGTCGGACTTGGCCTGCTTTTGGGCGCGTTCGCGTTCGGCCATGGTCAGCGGGGTGACCCACATCTCGAAAGTGCTGCCGTCCGAAAGTTCGACGGACTTTTTGGTGGGCTCCAGGTTGGCGGCCTTGCGGAGACGCTCCAGGGCAGACAAAGCGGTGGGGGCAGGCATGTGGACCTGTGGAGGATGGTTCTAGTGTAACGCGGTAGAGAGTAAAAGACCCCGGTTTGAGGCCGGGGTCGGTGTTTGCGGGTTCCCGTAGTGTGACGGATCAGCTCTTGCTGAGGTCGAAGGTCGGGGCATCGCTGGGGCGGAAGTTGATCGAGACCGACTGGCCGTCGTCAGGGTTGACGGTCAGGCTGGCCGAAGTCAGGATCACAGGGACCGTGATGAAGCGGCTGCTGGTGTCGTTGACAGTGCCGGAGACGATGACGCGGTCGATGTACAGCTTCATCGTGGCGCCGGACTGTTCGCGCTGGATGACGTCTTCAATCATCCGGCTGGCCAGGTTGGTGTCATCGTCGGTGGTGTACACAGTGGCCGAACCAGAGCCGTCGGCGAAGCCGGGGATGTAGGTACGGAACGGGGTGTACTGGCCGACTGCCTGGCCGATGGTGGTGACGTCGATCTCGGCACGGGTGATCTCGAAGCTCCAGTCACGGACAGAGCCGACGACAGCCGGAGCGGTATAGGTGATACTGGCGAAGTTGGCGCCAAAGTTGCTAGGAGAAGCAGTTGCAGTGGCGGCAGCGCCACCAGCAGTGCTGCTGATGGTCATGATGCCGGTGCTGGCGACGTAGGTTTTAACGAAGTAAGCACCAGCAGCAATGGCGTTGGTGGTGGTGGCACCAGCGGGGTAGGCCAGGGTCACGGGGTCGTTGACCTTAAAGCCCAGGTAGGTGCC